ATGAATCAGGTGTTGATTCTGACAAAAAATATTTTAGCCGAGCAGGCCATACAGAAAAAATTGCAAGCATTGAACTATGAGGTCTATTGTTCGGCGAGGATATTTGAACAGTCGCTTCGTCAATTAGAATCCTTGGAATTTTTTAACTATTTTCAATACATCGTTTTGAGTGAAACGCTTTGCGAGTCAGAAGTAATTGAAATCATTCAACTCATAAAAAATCATTCCATTCGAATTATTCGTAAGGTCGAAGAAAAGGTAACTGAAAAGGATCACCAATATTTGGAAGAGGAGATGCTGCATGCGATCATCTCCAATGAAGATTCTGTGGATGAACTGCGCGAATGCCTGTATGCGCTGAAAAATCATCAAGAATCCAAAGAACCAGCTTACGAAAGTCAAAAATACGTTAAATTTTCTGATAAAGTCTCACTGATCAAACCCAACATCTTGCAGAGAAATATCTCTTCACCAGAAGACAATTATCAATTTTTAGAGGTATTGCATCATTTGTCCCAGACTGAAACAAAGATTCTCTTCATTTTGATTCAAGCTGGGAATAAAGTCGTTACGCGAGAAACGATTTGTCATCAAATCTGGAATGAAGAAGTGAATAAATCACATCTAGCGTCCTTATCCAGTACGATTACACGAATCAAGAATAAGTTCCAGCAAACGAATTTGACCCATAAAGCGATCCAAACACTTTGGGGGAAGGGCTATCGAATCAATCCAGAACTATTGGATCGAATTCAAAAAAACGAAGCGTTGCATACGTTAGTTTCGAATGGGTAGAAACGAATACAGATCATAAAGAATCAGGAAGAAAAAACTGATTCTTTTTTGCATATAATTGTAATAGATTCATCAATCTGACGATATCTCAAAAAAATTAGAAATAGAATTTGTTGATAAATAGAGAATAAATCAAAAAGAGACATAGCAAAAAGCTCTATTGAAATTTTTAATGGCTTACAATGAAATGCCTCTTATTTTTTTGTTTAAAACTCAAAAAATAAAAAGAAAATACGAAAAATATTTGAATATTCCGTGAATAATTGCTACCATCTTCTTTGTAAGCGTTTTTAAAAAGAAGGAGATGAATTTATTGAGGAAGTCGAATTTAGTTAAAAGTGCAGTCACATTATTTACAGTCTTAGGTTTCACCTTGCCATCAGGGTTTGCGGCAGCTGAAACAATCAATACAGAAGCAACAAGTACGCAGATTAGTAGTACAAGTAACGAAAATTCTATCAGTGAAGTAAATAGCGAAACCAGCAGTCAGACGACAGGGGCCGATTCGACTGTTGAAGCAACAGTTGAAAGTAGCTCAGAACTAGACAATGAACCAAAAAGTACAGCTACTGTCCCAATTCAATTGCTGGGAATTAATGATTTTCATGGTGCTCTGAGTACGACAGGGAGTTACTATGATGCTACAGGCAATAAAACGTCTAATGCTGGTACCGCTGCATTGTTAGCCGGCTACTTTAATCAAGCAGAGACTGCTTTTAAAGCTCAGAATAATACAGGAAAAACGTTACGTGTTCAGGCTGGTGATATGGTCGGAGCAAGTCCAGCAAATTCAGGCTTACTGCAGGATCAGCCGACAATGCGAATTTTAAATCAAATGAAATTTGCTGTTGGTACGTTAGGAAATCATGAATTTGATGAAGGTTTAGGAGAGTTTAATCGAATTTTGACGGGAACTAAACCAGATCCTAGCTCTGGCTTTTTACCGATCGTTAAGGAATACAACGAAGATTATTCTCAAGACGAGTTAAAAGGCGGTTTTGATTTAGTTATAGCGAACGTACACGAAAAAGACGGCTCTATTCCTTATGGCTGGAAACCATATACGATTAAAAACGTCGGTACTGCTGCTGAACCAATTAACATTGGTTTTATTGGAGTAGTGAACAACGTTAGATAATATTGTTAAATTGCAAAAGCCCAGTGAATCTCCATCTTATCAGGATATAATATTATTTCTTTTATCAGTTTTCTTGCTATCCTCTTTTGTTCCTCATAATCTAGATCAAACATACTTATTTTGATTTGTCCTAACTCATCGATAACCTCATTCGTGCTAACTTCAGGTTTAATACTTTCAGCTTCGTTTATCTTATCAAGTATTAACTTTTTTTCGTCCATAATTATCTTCTTCTTGCTTTCAATAACATCCTTAGGAAAATCATTATCAATGAAAAGAGTCACCAATTTTTTTAGCTGGTTATTTAAAGTCTTTAATCGTTTCTTGAGACCACTAACATCGATTTGGTTTGTTTTTGAAACATAGGAGGTTATTAAGCTTGGGTCATCTCTAAGTTTTTCCAGTTCAGATAGTAATTCTTTTTCTAAGTCATCAAGATAGTATTTTGGAGAAGTACATCCATCTGAATTTTTCCACATTGATGGAGCATGATTCTTGGGAGAATATGATACACATTTGTAGTATCTGATTCTACTTCCGTCTGCTCTTGGTTTGTATTGAATCACTTCAAAACGAGCGCCACAGATGCCACACTTAATTAATCCTGATAAAAGGTATTTTGCCTGAAATGGGCGAGGATTATTGAATTTCTGGTAAGCTCTTGTTTGCCTTAGCTCAATTTGTTCTTGTACCAAATCGAAGGTCTCCTTACTAACAATAGGTTCATGGTTCGCTTCGAAGACTTCACCTCTATAACGAATAAATCCAGCATATACAGGGTTAGTCAAAGTCCTTTTCATATTTGCGTGAACCCAGGGTTCCCTTTTCCCTATATGTCCTTCTGCATTAAGTTCATCGCAGATTTTTGCTACAAGTTTTCCTGCAATATAGTCGTGATAAATCTTTTTCACAATTTCTGCTTCTACTGGAACAATTTCATACTTTTCTCGATTTGACTCTGGTAACACATAACCAAAAGGAGGGATTCCCCATGCCATAGCTTTTCCAGATTTTGCGCGCCCAATTTTCCCCATTAATAAACGATCTCTTATTTGTTCGCGCTCAAGTTGAGCGAATACGGCAAGTATACCAATCATAGCTTTACCAAATGCTGTGCTAGTATCAAAATTTTCATTCAAGCTCACAAAAGCTATATCATTTGCTGCTAAGATATCCTCTATCAAATAAAGGGTATCCTTTTGGGATCTAGAAAGACGATCTAATTTATATACCAAAACAGTATCGAAAGCTCTTAACTTAGCATCGTTGATCATTTCAGATAAACCGGGTCTGTCAGTGTTGGCACCACTAAATCCACCATCTCTATAGATTTTATAAATATTCCATCCTTTTATCTCACAGTATTTCTTTAGTTTATCTACTTGCTCGTCAAGTGAATATCCCTCCTCGGCTTGTTCCATGGTTGATACTCTTACATAAATTGCTGCTTTCATAGTAATTCCTCCTATTTTTTGATAAAATAGGGTACATTATAGAAACCTGCACCCTAGGTTTCACATAATCCAATGCAGATACTCAAACTTTGGTCGGGGAGAGTATCTGTATTTTTTAAAGATCAAAGCTTACTTTAACGGCTTTGCCTAATATTTTTGCGGGTGTTTCAGGTGTAATAATAATTGGCGCATATTTTGAGTTGTCCGCCAACAGCATTACAATTCCGTTTTGATGCTTAATTCGTTTTAAAGTAGCTTCAGTATCACCGTTGACTAACACCGCAGCGATTTCCCCATCCTCTACTGAAGGTTGTTGGCGAATTAACACTTTGCTGTTTTCCTGAATGGTAGGCATCATCGAATCTCCTTTTGTTCGTAGATAGAAGAGATTTCCTGAAGGTAAGGTTTCTTCAATTTCTTCTTGATACCCTTCGATGTTTTCCTCAGCTAATATTGGATTTCCACAATTTATAACCCCAAGAATAGGTATTAATACGCGTTTCTCACTACTTACATCTTCCATACCTAAAATCGATAAGGGGCTGACTTTTAAAACTTTAGAGAGTTGAGATATTTTATCCCGTTTCATATTTGCAATATCTCCCTTTTCCCATTTACTCACAGTCGCCTTAGTTACTCCAATAGCGTGTGCGACTTCTTCTTGAGAAAGATTCAATTGTTCTCGTCGTTCTTTTAAATCAAAATTTCCCACTCCTAATCACCTTCCTTTTATAGTAGGATTTTATCATTTGTGTATCGTATTGTAAACACATATATCTTTAAAAAACAAAAATAGTGTACTTTACGATATTTTGGTGTTGACGATCAATTAATATAATGCTAATATAAGTATCGTAAACGATACATAAAGAGAGGGGTCACAAACATGAGAGAAGAGCTTTTAGCCGCAAGTATGGTCGCTCAAAAGATGAAAGTAAATGATTTACTTATTGCTTTAAAAAGCTATGGAGTAAGTATGAGTCGTTCCGCATTTTATAAGAAAAAGAACGGTAGCAGCGACTTCACTAGACTAGAGATTCAAGCTATTTCTAAAGTGCTTAAATTACCTAGTGAAAAAGTATTAGAAATTTTTTTAGTTAGAAGTATCGTAAAAGAAACACATTAAGAAGGAGGGGCTTAAATGATTATTACTAATTATGACGTTAATGGGAAAGTAATTCCGGATTTATCGAAAATTAAGCTACCAGAAGATTTCGGGCGCTTTGTTTACCAAATAAAACTGGAGTCGATAAGAAAACAGGATAGATGATATAGATAAACTTGAATATCTATAAGTTTAGGAGGAGATAAAATGAATCAATTATCACAAACAATAACAAGCAACGAAGTAGCTGACATGATCGGGAAAGAACACAGTAAATTGATTCGAGATATCCGAACTTACATTGGATATTTAGGAGAAGCCAAAATTGGCTCTTCCGAATTTTTCATTGAATCTACTTATAAGAGTGAACAAAATAAGGATTTGCCGAACTACTTATTAACTAAGCAAGGTTGCGAACTGGTCTCTAACAAATTGACTGGAGCAAAGGGAGTTCAGTTTACCGCAAAATATGTAAGTCGATTCAATCAGATGGAAGAAAATACCAAACAACAATCGAAGGTAGCTACTACACCTCGTGAGCAAGTCTTACTAGCGCTGCAAGCTAGCGAAGAAACGAATCAGCGTGCTGATGAACTAGATACTCGTGTTGCTGATTTAGAAGAGAACACGGTGCTCAGCGCTGGCGATTACGGATATATCAGTCGTCGAATCAATCAGCGAGTTTCGGAAGTTGCCAGAGGATTTGGAAAACTTACTCAAGAACAACGAGGAAAACTCCATAAAGATATCAATTCAGGTGTAAAAGCTGTGACAGGTGTATCAACAAGAACTCAGTTGCGAAACAGACATTATGAAACAGTCTTAGATTTCATTAATGACTGGGAACCTTCTACAGCAACAAAGATGCAAGTGCGACAAATGAGCTTGGATTTAGAAACTGCATAGAAAAGGAGCATGACAATGAAGCAAATAAACCTAGCGACAACAATTATGTGCATGTTAGCTGTTCCGATTATTTCGAGTTTCAACATGTTGGCAGCATACGGCTATATCGGTATCTTTCTCATAGCGATCGGATGGGAAAAGAAAAAGCCAGCCGAGGGGGCTGACTAATAATGATTTTTCCATCTATATTATTTATTTCATGTTTCATAACATTAGTATGCATAATGCTAATGATGAGGATAGCCTCGAAGAATTATTGGTACAAGTATTACGCTCTTCTCATTTTAATTGTTTTCTGTCTTTGGAGCTGGGCCCATTTTTATGGATTTTAAAAAGGGAATAATGACTTTATGAAGATCATCTCTAGTCTTTTGCAAGTTATGCTCGACAATTAATGTTTTATAGAATTGTTCGAATATCGGGATCATTTCAATTGGAATGATAGGCAATAAAGAAAAATGAGCTTCTTCGAAAGCAGCTTGATTGATGGTTGTGCCACTTCCAATAAATTGCCCAACTGTTTCGAGATAGCTATCCATTTTTTCACGGACATATAAAAAATCTTGAGTTTGCTCCTGTTGATGGAATTCTAATTCTCTCAATTTTCGTTGATGTGAGTTGTTTAAATAAGTCGTTAACAAGGGGGTAATTAGTGCACAAAGTGCAATGATCGCTGTAATTGTAAATGATAAATCTAGTTTCAAAAAAATCACCATCCAGTTTTTAAACCATTATATCAAATTGAAAGGGGTGAGTAGAGTGGAAGATTTTAACGAAACATTTGCCGTTATGTATATCAGAGATGATCAATACTATCCGGTTGCATTGTCAGATGAACAACTGATTATGATTCAAACATTTATGAAGAGTTTGTTTGCTACAACTGGGAACAGGAAGCTAAATCTAATTAATCAACCGTTTGGAAAACCAACGAATTTAGTCACAAAAAAGACTAGCCTACCGTCCAAAGTCAGCTAGTCAGAAATAAAATAGTTTAAATCTAAGAAAACTATACCACGATAACCAAAAACAAAAAAGCTCAATTTTTCAAAATAAGTTTTGGATAGTTAGTTATTTAAAGAAACGAGGAATGCAAAAAATGTTAATGACCTTGAATCAATTAAATAAAGTAGTGCGTCAAGAAAACAAAAAAGTAAGAACATTAGCGGATCAATCCTATGAGTTGAAAGAACAATTTGGAAAACATTTTGAAGGGGTTGAACAGTCCGAAGAACTACGAGAAGCGATTAGCTTCAAGGATAACGATATTGAGTTGCTAGTAATGGAACTCGCGTATCTTGAAGGGATTAAAACTCATTCTCCAATCTTTAATGATTTGAAAAAGTGTTATTTAAAAGACATGAAAAATATACTTTGTCAGTTTGATTTAATCATGAAATATTTTCAAAGTGAAAACGTCATGAAAGAATTAATTGACAATTATGAAGCGATTCAAGGAAGTCTTGTTTTTATTAATCAGTCATTATGGGATTGTCAAGAGTTCATGAGCGGACCGGTTGAAGCTGCTTTAAGTGATATTGCAAAGGAGGCCATTGAGAATGAATGAATTAGCAGAAATGGAAAACATGATTGATGATCTGATAGGACAAGCAAGTACGTTTCGTAAGAACATGGATGCGGGACAAAGTGAGATAGAACAAATTATTCATGGATTAGAAATCGTCGTCAAACAAATCGAAATAATTAGTTGTGAAGACAAAGATTTTCACAGGTCAATTAGTTTACTTGAAGTGCTGATTCGAAGTCTCAAGCAAACGTATGCTGAAGATGAAGATATTATTTGGACATTTGATAAATTTGTGAGAAATGCCCAAAAAAATAAGCCTACTTCGGTTGCAGCCGGAGTAAGCAAGTAACAAAATTTACGATTAATTGAATGTTATCACGAATATGAACAAAAATGCAATAAAGAATATTTTGATGGTAGGTGATTAAATGGCTAAACGAAAAACAGCAAAGTCTAATAGGGGATTCAAGGGAATTTGGATACCAGCAAGTTATTGGCTCGATGAGAATCTAACAGATAGAGAAATTCTCTTTTTGGTTGAAATTGATAGTTTGGATATTGGCGAAGATGGTTGTTTTGCAAGCAACAAGCATTTTTCTGATTTTTTTGGGCTCACTGCTAGTAGATGTTCCCAAATCATAAAAGAGCTAAAAGATAAAGGTTATGTAGAAGTTGAATATGAGTACGGTCCAAGCAAAGAAATACTAAAACGATCTATGAAGGTAGTTAATAAATTAAAGCCCCCTATTAAATTTTCTAAAGGGGGGTATTTAGAAAATGCCAAAGGTAGTAATACATCTCTTAGTAATACAACTATTAATAAAGACCATATGTCGAGCAAGCCCGACTCGATTCCTTATTCGGACATTATCAAGTATTTAAACGAAAAGGCTGACAGGTCTTTCAAGGTTACGAATAAGTGGAAAGATTTGATAAAAGCACGATGGAACGAGGGCCAAAGATACGATGATTTCATCAAAGTAATTGATGTCAAAACATCTCAATGGCTGCAAGATCCTAAAATGAGTAACTATCTCAGACCTGAAACATTGTTCAGCAATAAGTTCGATAGTTACTTGAATGAACAGTTAAAACCTGAGAGAGAATCAAACTCTAACAGCCCGGTGGTGTTCTAGATGGATTTCCCGTTGTTAGACGAATTGAAAGAAACAAAAGATGTTTGTCCGGTACATGGTAAGCCATTAGTACAGTTAAGAGATCTGAAACCTTTTTGTACTGAATGTAGGAAACAACAGTTAATAGAGGCGGAACAAGAAGAAGCAAAGCTAGCATCCATGAGACACCTAAAACGCCGAACGATTGAAATGCTAAAAAAAGACTCGATCGTAGGCGATCCTAGTTTATGGAACGCGTCATTCAGTAACTATGAACCAGAAGACGAAGAATCAGAACGAGCCTTATTGATGGCCAGAAGAGCCGCAGGAAGCTATATGAAAAAGCTCGATGCAGAAAAAGAGTGTTTGAAAATTATTGCTGATGAAAATAATACCGATGAAGAACGTGAAGAAGCAAGAAAGAAACTGGATCTAATACCTAGCTTCAATACACTTTTCACTGGGGTTCCAGGAGTCGGGAAATCACATCTAGCCATGGCCATGCTGCAGGCGGTTAATGAAAATTCAAAGGAACTAGTTAGTTGTCTGTTCATTTCGATGAATGATATGTTCCGATTGATCAAGGCGAGTTTTGACGATCGTCAGAGTAAATACACCGAATTGAACATGACTGACCTACTTTCGGAAGTCGATTTATTGGTGTTGGATGATTTGGGCTCTGAATCGTCGTTTAAGCGTGAGAATCGAGAGGCGGGAGAATATATCCAAAATGTAATTTTCGGCGTGTTAAACGCACGACAGCGCACGATAATCACCACTAATTTGAATAACGAACAATTGGAGAAAATCTATAATCCTAAAATCACTAGTCGAATCTACAAAGGTGTAGACGGTCACATCATAAAATTTACGAAAAAAACACAAGATAAGCGTAGTAAACCGAGGTTTTAAGAATGGAGGATTCACATGATTTCAATAGTTAATAAGAAAAAGAATTTGGCTTCGACTTTAGAAACATTAGTGGGGAATATAAAAATTCAAATAGATGAGGGCGTCAAAGACTCAGAAAGCTTGCAGCAAGATTTGATCATAGTTGTGGGGCTCGCCAGCCAGTTGTCAGATGAAGTGGCCCAAAAAGACTGCTGCCCATTATGCCATGGGGAAAAGGTTGTCTGGCAAGGAGATAACTCCTTAGGGATTTCCAAATGCAGGCCTTGTCCTGAATGCAACCAAAATACAAAGAATTAATGACTGATTTTTATGGAGGATTATAAAAAGCAAGCTATCTTTGAATTAGAGCAAGGAAACTACGAGAGATATCAGTATTTCATGAAAATGAACAGGTTGGCTCGACAGAAAAAGAAAGAAGCGCCAAAAGAAACACCAAAAGAGCCGAATAGAAAAAAAGGGATAAAGAAATACAGTGCTTCGGGAAAAAGTCGCAAGACTGATTCAAGCCCATCTTCCACAGGTAAAAAGAACCCTTCGAAAAGAAATCGTGAAGATGGTTGGAACTATCAGCAACGTTCATTTTTAAGAGGGAACTACCAATATATGACTGATGAGGAGTTAGGCAATCACTTAGGCAGAACTGCAGAGGCTGTGAAGTGTGAGAGGAAAAAATTGAAACTTTTACGCCAGTCAACGAATAGGCGATGGACAACGGATGAGGACAGGTTCTTACTCACGAATTACAAGGATATGCCGTTTAAAGAGATTGGTAAAAAGTTAGATCGCAAACCGAAACAAGTCAGTGCACGATTAGCAAAATTAGGGGGCAGCAAAGTGACTCGTTACGACATGGTTGTCAATGGTCGCACGGTTGCCAGCGGGACGATCAAAGAAATAGCCGAGCAATTGAACGCCAATCTATATACTGTGAAACGTTGGCGCACCCAAGGCGTAAGTTGGGCAAAATTTATTAAGAAAGACTAGAAAGGATCATCCATAATGGTCAAAGTGAAAAGAGCGTTAAAAATAATTCTTGATTTTTTAAAGTACATTTCGGATGGGATTGAAAAGAAGAAATTCCCAAAAGATAGATATAATTGGCGCTATTAGTTTGGTCAATAGCATATAAAAACAAAAGTTTTTCACGAATGTTTATTTGGAAGTTTGTCCATAAAAGCACACAGTAAAAAAGCAATAAATGTAATCAAAAAAACCTTTTGTCCATTTAATTCAAGAAAAAAAAAATACTATTAATAAACAGAGCCAAGACCAGTTAATCTTAATCTTATTGAACATTCCCAAAAAAATCCCTCCCATTGAAGCTAATGATAATCCTTATAAATTGATTTGTAAATATAAGATTCGTTAACTGGGGCTATCATGGAGGGAAAAATATGGAAAATTATGATTTAAACATTCACTGGGGAATTAAAACTATTAAAGTCACTTTTCAAATAGGGAAATACAAAGGATATGTAACTTATCGTGTCAAGGGCAATACTAAGGGCGCAAGTCTATTAAGAGTTGATGCTGACGATTTGTATGATATGACATTTGTAGACAATAATGCACAACTCAAAGACCTTGGAGATGAGTGGTACAGCATGGTATTAAAAGGTGAACATGGCGAAGAACTAATAGATGAAGGTGAATGGGACGACTTATCAGATTACATTGTTGCCGTAGAAATCATTGACATGGTTTCAGAAGAAGATTGGTCAACTAACGACGGGAATCAAGGAAGAAGTTGCATAAATAAAAAAGACTCTGCTTTAGAGTCTAATTAAAGGACACACTTTGTTCTTTTAATTGTTTGATTATCTCAGTGACATAAGCGTCTTGAAAATCTTTACGGAAGGACTTTAGAAATTCCTCAGAAAAGAAATCAAAATTTTTTTCTGAATATGCTAGCAATTCTTCAGGAGTTTTAAATTCTGCAATAACAGAAGCGCTGTCGAAAGAATCAGCTACGCGCAATGAAACTGATTTCATTAAAGAAACAACATCAATTTGTGTTCTTAACATAAAAATCACCTCTTCTGTTGAGTGTAACATAATTGAATAGAACTATCTGAAATTATCCGGTAACCCACGTCAATAAAGGAGAATCATTAAACTAATCTAGTGCTTGTTTAACCTTCATTAGTTCAATGTAAAAGGATTTAGAAATAGATTTACCACATTTTTTACAAGCATAATCTCCAGTGGGAATATCGTTAAAAAACTCTTTTTCATACTCATGATTACACTCTTGATCTTCTTTTTCTAAGTGCAACTTTCTTAATTCAAGAGAACGTTCTAATTCAATGGACATAGATACTCACCTTCTGCGAATTATTTTTACCACAAGCAATTTTTTTAAGGGGTAAAAAGATAGTTTTAATAAACCAACTAACTCAGTTTATTGAAGAAAAAACACTGAGCAGTTAACTCAGTGTAAAAGACAGGACCTATTTATTCATAATTTTTTTACAATTATTCACAGCGCTTTTCATTGTATCAAAACTATTGATATCAATGTCGTAGATAAACAGATTCATTTTCATTGATTTGATTTCCTTCAAATTTAAAACGGCAAATATACTTGTAATATTTTTGGATTTAGAATTATTGAAATGGGCTTTTTCTAGGGAAGAGTACATTCGATAATTAGAAACATAAACGTGTACAGGATAAAAGTTAATCATTGTTTTCACATCCTCGTGGTACTCAATAACTATAACATCAAAAAGCCCTTTAATGTGAATACGAGGAACAACGTAAGTAAAACGTAATAAGGACCATGAAGGATGAATAAAACCAGCTGTTTCCGCAACTGGCTTAGAGCTAAAATGATGTACTTCGACTGTTTCTTTAGCTCTGCATTAGTATAACACGTATATTTTTGAGAAGTTTATAAACGTTTTAACAAACATCAGATGAGTCGGCTACTCAACCTAGCAATAACATCTGAAATAAGATTTGAAAAAGATTGCCAGTGGAGTTGAACTATTGTTCAACATTACTATTTGTCTTCAATTTCATCAATGAAGGCTGAAATATCATTTTTGAAAATGTACTTACTAAATTGTTCGCTTAGGATTTGGCTGACATTTCGGTAAGCGAAGGTAGGCGTGTTAGGTAAAGTATAGTAATAAATACCATTTTTTTGATAGATCGGATCAGGCACGGTCGTTGTCTGATTTCCTTCAATTGCATTTCCAGCGTCCGCTGCTATATCAATAATAAAGGCCCCCGTTTTTAACTGCCCTTGCTCTGCAATAGTCATAATGGGCTTACCCGAATCGCCCACTTCAATGCCGTTAATGATAATCGAGTATTTAGAAAGTTGTTGTTTGAATTGCGGAAGTGTTTTTCGATAAAAAAGTCGGACAGAAGAAGAAATTTTTGAGATCGCATGGAAAGCACCTTGAGCTGCATTTCCGGACCCTAAAATAGCAATCTCACAATTACTATTTGGTAATAAGCCAAAACTTAAGAGAGCATGTAATACTCCTGCATAACCAGCATAGAAGCTGTTTTGATAAACAAAGTTTTTAGGAATCAACTGTGTGGGATAAGCCTTTCCCTGATAGTACATCGTGGGGCTTTGATTATCGATATCAAGAATATAGAGATTTTTAGGAATCGCTTGAGTCTCCATAAATTCTTTACCTGATCCCAGTGGATGAGTCCAACCAATAATCATCTGATTTTGACGAATCAAGTCGTAATCAGATGGTTGGAGGAGTTTGAGCGAGAAGATTCCCTCACATGAAGCAAAAATTTCAGAACGAGTCAAAACTGTGCAGCCTGCTTTTCGATAATCCTCATCAGGAATACCTAGAGAGTCACCAAAACCATTTTCGATATAAATTGAATTGGTGAATTGTTTGATATGTTCAGGTAACAAAGGGACGCGACGCTCATTTGGAAAATTTGACTTTATAAAACCTAATTTCATAATTCCAACTCCATTTCAATTTTAGTTTTTGTATAGATTTGTTCTCAGAGAAATGTTTCATGAGGCTGTTTTCGTACATCTTCAGTCTAACACAGTTTTGAGGTGGAATTTTAACGCTCAGAGAGGATAGGTCCGCTAACGAGCCAAGTTATTTACAATTTAAAGTGTCAGTCGAGAAAGTGTAGGTGGGGTCGTATGGATGAAAAAATAATAAGGTCCATCGGTACTAAGAGGCCATGTAGAGAAAAATGTACTCCTCCTGGCAAAAAGCCAAAACTCAACGAAAACCAGCAGGTCGTGTTGGAGTGGTTAGAAGCTTATGCAGATAAGGATAGTGGTGATTGGCCTATGCAAACTATTTTTTATATGTGGGATTGTATTAGAAGCGATATGTTGGGCGGAGAGGAATTGTCAGCTCTCAGAAAATTGACTAGGATCGAACAATTTGAAGTCCTCGCAGCCTTCGCGGAATGGGGGGGACGAAAATATGAATGAAGAATGGAAAATACTTGAACTAGAAGGGCATTTATATGAAGTTAGCAACCTCGGTAAAATAAGAAGCGTTGATCGAATTTCTTATACTAAAGATGGGAAAGAGAAATGGTATAAAGGAAGGGAGTTGCAGATTTTCCAAACCGAGCGTGGATATTGTTATGTAAATATCACGAGTTCGAAAGGAACTACTACCCAGTATAAAATCCACAGATTAGTTGCGACATGTTTTGTTGATGGTAAAAAAAGAGGTAAAACACAAGTAAACCATAAAGATGGTAATAAAGAAAACAATAAATCTGAAAATCTTGAATGGGCGAGTAATAAAGAAAACTCAAAACACGCTCAATCGAATTTATTATATTGTCAGGGATCAAAACACCCACATTCAAAATTTTCTGAAGATGAGATACTAAAAATCAGAGAACAATACAAATCTGGAGCGAGTCAGGCGGAACTAAGAAAAAAGTACCACGTCTCGAACGCAACAATGTTCAATATAGTCCACAATATTTCGTGGAAATCAGTGAAAGAGATGGCGGAATGAACATTAGAGTAGAACTGTTAGCTAGGATTGAAAAAAGCGTCAAGGATGAGTTTGCTTTTGGGAATGAGAGCATACCGCAAAGCCACTGGTATAACATCGAAAAAAGGTATGAGTCTACTGGCGAGTTGGGCACATTAATCCAAATAACTCAATTCACCGATAATAGACGCGCGCAAGCGGTTGTTCTAATGGACTCAGGCGAGTTTGTTGAAGTGGACGGCCTAGATACTATCAGAGCGCTTGAAGAGGTGGCGGAATGAAAAAGAAGATTTGGGGATCAGAAAAAGCTTTCACATATTTAGGTATGTTTGGAAGGGAATCATTTTCGGGAAAAAATCAAGCTAAGATCAGACGGCGAAGAATAGTAAAGCTAATTTCCAAAGAAAAAAGACCGCCTGAGGGTTTTAAAACGTATACTGTTCGACGCTCAAAACCTTATCACACTTGGGATGCCTCATTGATGCCAGAAGACAGTAAGCACTACTGGAAAGAAGTTGAGGAGTATGTCAAAGAGATCCGCTAACGTCGCCTATCATGTAAGGCACAATATGTTGTGGGCGAAAATAAGTTCCCACGACATATTGTGGATAAACCTGTTAATATGTGCATAACAAAAATAAACGTTGATATTTGGAGGTCGAATTATTGAAATTCTATAGGGTCAGTGAAGAAGCAAGGAATTACGCAAGAAAAGTATTGCGGTGTCATAACTATGAAGCAAAGCAAATTAAATCCATTGAAGAGAGTCTAAGACATCCTTATCGAGAAGTAGACGAAAATATCGGTGGTTCCCACGTATCCTCTAATATCGCACCACAAGAGGCAGAAGCGGAAAGAGTATGGACCAATGAAGAATTCTTATCAACTGTAAGACATGTTGAGATTGTCAAAAATCTTATTGAGGATTTAAGTGATGATGCAGTTGAACTGCTACAAGCAAGATATCTGAGTGACGATGGTAGTAAATGCAGGCGGCCAAAAGATTTACCTAATTGGGTAAAGGTTAGCAAACAAATTCACCTATCAGAAGATGCGTGTAGAAAAAAAGATACGGCAGTAGTAACCATGCTCGCGCGCAGGTTAAAACTAAAATGACCGTAAAACGCGCCGTTTACAGGGGTAAAAGACTACCGTTTACGGGGGTAATTATGAAATAAAATGATAGAGTAGATAATTCACCAAGCAGGCGACTCAAACTAACTTTATTGGCATGAAGTTTCTCCTTAAACCTCTTAACATACAAACGTCTAGCTTGGTGGGTTTAATGGCGGCACACAAAAAATAAAAGAAGAGGATGTGAAGAAACACTCCTCAACTTTAAAGTTCACGTGCCGCCTTTATGTCACTGTGGCGGAAAGGCCATCAGATCAGTTGCAACGCTGACAGTGACTTAGACGAAAGGTAGCTTAAATATTAACCACATCAACATCGTCAGCGAGTTGATAAAGGTAACTAGCAGACTCTAGGATTTAAGCCAGTCTTACCGATTAGTCTGTTATAGTAGCAAGTTTGCTAGAGGTAGCTCCTCCGGTGGACGTGTAGTCGCATTACGGCGGTGAAAAGGATAACGTGAGGTTCGACTCCTCATCACGTCAATAAAGAACCTACGGAAACAATCAATCTTATCGGATGCCGATTGATTGGCTGCATTTACCAGCGTGCTGGGACTCAGTTAAAAGGCATAGAATACTATCTCAGACGTGAGACGCTCTCAGTTGTAGGTTAGGGGAGCAACGCTTGTGTACTTAATAGAGTTATTGCTTTATTAGGTCACTTCAAGCAACTGAAACAACGTGTAGGAACGTTGGGCGTGGAAGGATTTATTCTGAAACGTTTAAACATTGGCTATCTTGTCATAGCCTTAATGGAGCAACCGAGCATTCCCATCTGCCAGGCATGGATAAACAGTGGGTTCCATAATGGAGTAGGTTGCTTAATACATAATTGGTTAGATGGTCGGAGTTAGTAATTAAACTAATTCCACGATGGCTTGGATAGAATCGGTAACCCTGTCTATCCAATACATATGCAAGATCGCTAATGCGATCTTTTTAGTTTGGCCGAAAACCTACATTTTCGATGGCCGATTATTTGGAGGAGGAATTCAAATGTTTAAATTCAAATTGAAGAACGGTATTACTGGGACAGCGACACCAGTAGGAACGATGCACAAAGTCGTATTTAGCAACGGTGTAGAGACAAAAGTTGATAATACGCTTGTGGAGAAGTATTTAAGCAACGGAACTTGGCAGAAGAAATAGCAGTCTCCTCGTGAGACTGTTTTTATTTTGCACAAAAAAAGAGGGCTACTGTTTCCGCAATAGTCCTCAATGTAACAAGTATAAAAATATTATCATTACAGAAATGATATTTCAATACAAAAAATAGACCACCGTTTACACGATGGCCAAGTGAAAAACAAACTTTTAAAGGATTCACCCTAAAGGGATTATATCATTGTAACGCTTACAGGACAATGCGGAAAAGGAATATAAAAATGAGAAACTATTGGTATGTATCATTAAACAATAAATACCCGCTGCCGATGAAAGGACAGCATAAACGTGTAGTGATGTCTGTTCAAATGAAGGCGAAGTATTCGATTGTAGAAATGATCAGAGAGGCAACGCCAGTAGAGATTGATTATTGCAAGCTAGTCTATTGTGGTTATGGACTTTGGAAAGAGGGGCATGTCCAAGAAAACATCAGTAAATACATATAGAGAGACTAACTATATAGAGTCAAGTAAAAATTAGCCAAATCAAAAAATATTTTATAACAGATAATTCCGAAAAAAGGGTACAACAAATAAGCTTCTTACCATTAGTTTTTTTGAATGTTCAATAGCTAATCAGAAACAATTATATAAGGCTCGTTTTTAGTCAAAATAGCATGAATCACGTAACAAAGCTTACGAGAAACCGCACCTAAGGCAGTTAGATGATGTTTTCCTTCGGAAACTTTTTTCTGGTAAAACGCACTAAAAACAGGATCACATTGAGAAGCTACTAAAGCCGCCGAAAACAAGGCTTTTCGCAAATATGGAGACCCTCGTTTACTCATAACATTATGCGTTGCCTCATATTGCCCTGATTGTGTCACGGAAGCGTCTATCCCAGCGTAAGCAACGAGTTTTTTCGGGTTAGAAAATTTTTGAATATCTCCGATCTCACCAAGAATAGTCGCACCGTTTATAGGACCAATTCCAGGAATTGTGAGAATAACAGAATTTAAAGTGTCCATTATGTGCTTGATTTCTCTTTCCGTTTCCTTTATTTGGCTTTCAATGAATTTTAATTGTTCAATCATTGAACGTAGTTGGAAGGTGAACGCTTCTTGAGCAAATTTTACTCCAAAGGAGTTAGAAGCTGCTTGCTTCAATTGGTCCGCTTTTTCTGCCTTGATTCGGTTCCTGCTTAACTCAGCTAAGTATTGGGCCAAAGTTTCTGAGGAAATGTTTTCTAAGTCGATCGGGGCACTAAACGCCAGCAATAACTCTTTAGAAGCTTTTCCGAAAACGCCCTGCTTGGTAAAAATCGTCGCGTATTCTGGAAAGACTTGATCCAATACGGCTATAATTTTTCTTTTGAAGTCGCTCGCTGTACCTACTAAATAAGTTCGGTAACGAGAAAGTTGTTTCAAAGAAAAAACATTTTCATCGGATAAGACCGTTTCGACAAATGAGCCATAGCGCATTAAGTCAGCAATCAAAACAGAATCAATAATATCGTTTTTTCGTTTCCGTATTTCTGTACCTTTACGCCATCCGTCTGTTTGAAGGGGATTCACAACGTGAATCAAATAATCTGATTCGTGAAGGTATGAAAAGATGGACAGCCAATAGTGCCCCGTGGCTTCCATCCCTATAACAAAGTCACTGGGTGCTCCGGAATAGTCGACCATTCGCTCAATTAATGACTCTGCTCCTTCAGTGGTGTTAGGAAATGAAAAACCTTTTAGTAATACCTTTCCTTCCTCGTTCATGATAGAAGCAACGTGAGTGCGTTTACCGATATCAATGCCTAAAAAGTACATGTATATCTGACCTTTCAAAAAAAGAATTTTGGATTGAAATCCACTCAACTGAAAAGCGTCACTACCTTGTACGAGATACGGAGTAAAGTAAGGACTTTCAACATCTAACTCATACGCAATCCACTTATCAGAGAGAGGAGCCAGTCTCTCGAGTGCGGGTTCAATGACCCAAGGGGGGAACGGCTTAGCCTCTCAATCCAATAAATATATTATCTCAAAAGAAATGAGTTAATACCAAATTAAAATAACGATGGTTCATAGGGTTATCCAATCAAAACCGGAAGGTTAAAACCCTAACTCTAATATACAAGGTGGTGGCGTTGATGTGGCAAACTTAACACTAAAACAAAAAGCTTTTGCAGATGAATATATTATCAACGGTGGTAATGCAACTCAAGCCGCCATCAAAGCTGGATACAGCAAAAAAACTGCCGAAGCAACAGCAAGTCGACTGTTAAGAAATGTTAAGGTCGTGGAGTATATCGCTAGCAAGGTGGCTCCCGTCATTGAAAAGCGAAATACGGATGTACAAGAACAATTGAATAGTCTTTTGGACATATACGACGGAAAAACGATAATTAGCCGCAGCAAACAAATAGACCACTTAGAGGGCAATAAAATCGTTAAAGATATGACATACGAATATACCCCGGATTTAGAAAACAGATTAAAAGCAATTGATTTGTTCTTGAAATATGCTAGTCCGTTGTTAAAAGCACAGCTTGAAAAAGCTCAAGCAGAGGCAGCCATTCTTCGAGACAAAGCAAATAAATTGTCAGAGGACGCTCGACAAAACGAACTCCTAGATGCTTTGGTTAATCTGCCTGTTGTGGAGAGTGATATAGATGCCGATAAAGTTTAGCCCTAAGCAGGTAGAAAATATAAGTTCCGACATCAATGGTGTTGAATTCGAATTAAACGAAGGTACTATTCGATCAGGCAAAACAATGAGCGATATATTTAAAATGGCTCGCATCTATGCAAAATCGCCAGATAGAGATCATCTAGTATTGGCATACAACCAAGAACAAGCTTACCGAATGTTTATTGACGGAGAAGGCTTTGGTCTGATGAACATATTCAAAAATAATTCGGAAATTCGACATAACGAAAACGGCGATCACCTTTGGGTGAATTTTGGTAAAGGAAATGAAAAGCGAATTTATTACAAAGGCGGAGGGAAGGTAAACGCTGTTGGTAGTATCACTGGTATGTCTTTCGGCACAGTGACTTTTTTGGAGTTCAACTTGTTAAATAAAGAGGTTATTGCAGAATCGTTCAGACGGACTTTAGCTAGTAAGATGCGATTTCATCTAGGAGAACAAAACCCTCCGGCTCCAAATCATCCAAACCTTGAACTGCTGGATCAATTTGAGAAAACAAATACCTATCGTTTTAGGCATTGGCGTCCGACTGATAACCCAATCCTAACAGGCGAACGATTGAAGATGTGGAAACAACAGTGTGAAACGTCAGACTATTTACTTAAGCGAGACTGGAATGGTGAGCGAGTCATGCCGGAAGGTGTCATCTATTCGATGTTTGATACTGATAAGCACATGATAAACACAATTAAAGGAAGACCTATCGAGACCTTCTTTGTTGCTGATGGTGGGCAATCGGATGCCACTACTTGTACATTCTGTTTAGTGACGTTTGATAACGGGCAGTATTATTTGTATCAATTAGCAAATTATTACCACAGTGGTTCGGATACAGGTGTTGTGAAAGCCATGAGTACCTATGCAAAAGATATTAAGCTGTTTAAGGAATGGTGTTACTCAAAATGGAATTATCCACATTTCAATTATTTTTTTGTCGACCCAGCATGCAAAACGTTAAGAGAAGAGTTGCACCTGTTAGGGATTATGACAGATGCGGCAGATAATAATAGCCGCGACAAGATCAGCAGCAATGGAATGAAAATTGAAGTAGGAATCGAACGTGTACAGAATCTCTTAACCAAAGAGGTTCTATTTTTGTATACCGGACAGAATGACTATGATTTTTATAATGCTATTAAAGAGATTGGTATGTACGTAAGGAAAGACAACGGAATACCTATTGATAAATATAACCACTATCTCGACACATTGAGATATGCAGGAAACTACTTCACAAAAACATATCTCGTCTAGGAGGTGGAGAAATGTTCGAAAGATTAAGGACTTTATTTAGAATTGGAGGTGCAAAAGTGGGAATTGTACAAACGTTGAATGATATTACGGATCATCCGAAAATTTCCGTAAACTCAAATGAATTTAACCGGATTCGAGAAAACCGCAGGATCTACAAGAATACATTTCCTGATGTCTCTTATATCAATAGCGAGGGCTTATCGGCAACACGTCCTTTCCACTCGCTGAACGTTTCTAAAGTGGTGTCTAGGAAATTATCGAAGCTCGTCTTTAACGACGGCTGCGACATCACTGTTGATGATGACAATGCAGACAAATTTCTTCAAGAAGTTTTTTCTGACAACAAATTTCGGAAGAACTTCGGCGAGGAATTAGAAGCCGGGTATGCGATCGGTGGTTTGGCATTGCGACCATACGTCGATACGAACACCGGTAAGATAAAAATATCTTATTGCCGCGCTGATACATTCTATCCGTTGCAGTCGAATACCAATGATATTTCAGAAGCGGCGATCGCGACCGTGACCCAGCAAGCCGAGGGTCAAAAGACCGTTTACTACACGCTGTTAGAATTTCATGAGTGGGAAAACGGAACGTATTTCATTCGCAATGAACTGTATCGATCTGACGAACAAAATCAAGTTGGCGTTAAAATTCCGCTGGCCACACTTGAAAAATATAAGAATCTCAAAGATGAGGTGGCAATGAAGGGATTCAGTCGGCCGTTATTCGTCTATATTAAGCTGGCTGGAAAAAACAATCTTGATCTAAACAGCCCGCTTAGTCTTGGTGTGATCGACAATGCTAAGCGGCAGTTGATCGACATCAATGAAAAATACGATGAGTTTATGTGGGAGATTGAGGAAGCCAAGCGAAAAATACTTGCGTCAGATCATTTCTTCAAAGTCCGTTATGACGAGAAAGGTAATCCGATCAAACGCTTTGACAGCAAGACCTCAGTTTATCAGCGCTTGAAATCAGATGAGCCGTTCATTGACGAGTTTTCGCCATCGTTGCGATCGACTGAGTTTATCGACAGCATTAACTTTATTCTCCGTATCATTGAGCTTCAGACAGGCTTTTCTAGTGGAACGTTTAGTTTTGATGGTCAATCGGTAAAGACGGCGACAGAGATAATTAGCGAGAACTCTGAGACGTTCTCAACACGATCCGATAACGTTCTGATCGTCGAGGAAGCACTAAAAGAACTGATCACGACTATTTTTGAATTAGCAGACGCCTACGATTTATTTTCTGCGTCGGAGGAATTTGGAGTCAATATTGATTTCGATGATGGTGTATTTCAATCACAGGACGCTAAAGCGGACTACTATTCCAAATTAGTCACTGCTGGGCTTTCATCGAAGTTGAGTGCGATTCAGAAACTTACTGGCGCTACCGAGAAGGAAGCCAAGAAGATCGTATACGAGATCAGAGCCGAAGCTCTTGAAATGGATTATGTGGAACAAGAAAATAACTCTGCGAATCAGCAGCTAGGGGATGATGAATAATGTCTGATCAGTTATTTCAATGTGGAAAGTGTGGTCAGTTGACGCGACTCGTTCGGGAATCCGAAAAATTAGAAGGTGGGATCGTTCATGAATTTGCAGAATGTGAAAAATGTCAGGGCAAAACGACTATTTTCTATTCTGACAAAGAGATCCGGTCTCTTTTAATCAAGCAGCAGAACACCAAACCAGGGAAGTACCGAACGAAACTCGCTGCTGAAATTCAAGAGAAAATGAATCGATTGAGGCAGGAAATGGAGTGATAGCATGATCACACCGCATCAACTAGATTTATGGTCTAGTAACATGGCTCATCTCTATCAGTCATTAGAAGGCGAACTGATACGTCTGATTGCAAAGCGTCTGAATACAGGGCATGATAACATTCTTGATTGGCAGCGTGAAAAGCTGCAGGAGCTACACCTGTTCAATAAGGACGCGATCAAGGTCATTTCTCAGATCACCGGTATCGCGGAGTCAGAAGTGACGAGGATGTTTGAATCCTCCAGCGAGAAAATCGTTCGGGACATTGACAAGCAGATGCCTTATGATCCGCTACCGTTGCCGAACGATCTCGACAACATAATGAAGGCTTACCACGATCAAGTGTGGAGCGAGTTAAACAATTACGTCAATCAAACATTGCTTTCCACCAACTTTGGTTACGGCACTGCGACCACTCAAATGTTTAACGAAATAATCAACAAGACGACTGCTGCTTTTAACAGCGGTCTTTTTACGTTTGAGGAAGCGTTAGAAAAAACTATTAGGGAATGGGCGCAAAAAGGTATCCGCTCGACTTTTGTGGACAAGGGTGGACATACATGGAGCTTAGAACGATATACTCGAACTGTTTTAAAGTCCACTCTTAATAATACTTATGACAAGTTGCGCAAGGATCGCATGGCAGAGTATGGCGTTCACACTGTAATCGTCACGAGCCACATGGGAGCTCGACAAGCATGTTCATTGATACAAGGTCACGTTGTTGATCTTGGGGAATCAGTGCCGCCAGACAGCGAATACCGCAGTATTTATGATCCATACTGGAAAGCCGACTATGGCACTGCCGAAGGGCACAGAGGAGTCAATTGCGCTCACCTACACATCCCATATATTCCAGGCGTTAGTACTAATAATCAGCCTAAATTTGATCCGAAGGAAAATGCTAAGGTTGCCGAGCTGACCAAAAGGCAAAGAGCATTAGAGCGTCAGATTGTTAAATTGAAAAAGAATCAGGCAGTTGCTGAGGCACTTGGGCAAACCGATAGCGCGAAAGCTTGGGGTCAGAAGGTCAGAGCGGCTCAGTCTGCTATGCGGGATCTTGTTAATTCCAATGAGTGTTTAAGCCGGAATTATGCACGCGAGAAAGTTTACACGCCTATCAATACACTACTAAAAGATTTTAGGTACGACGATTTTTAATGTTTCATTAGACCTGCTCGGAAGTCTCAAAAAGACGGCTCAAAGTGGGAGTTGCCACTCAAAAAACACTTAGGAGGAAACAACATGAAGAAAGAAGATTTATTGGAACTAGGTATCGATGAAGAAACGGCAAAATCGGTGATGGCTTTGCATGGTAAAACTGTTACGTCACTGAACACTCAATTATCCACTGTTCAGAGTGAAAGAGATAACGCGAACCAACAGCTTGAAGCTAATCAAACCGAACTTAATTCGCTTAAGGAGTCTGCAAAGGGTAATGAAGAGCTCACCCAACAATTGGCAGATCTCCAAGGTAAATTCAACACTATCAAATCTGAATCGGAAACTAAGTTATCTGAGCAACAAAAAGACTTCGCAATTAAGCTTGCTTTGAAAGAAGCGAATGCGTTAGACGAAAGTATTGTTTTAGGTCTGTTGGATCGCGACACGATCAAAGTGACTGACAATGGACTGCAAGGCTTAGACGAGCAACTGAATGGTCTGAAAGAGAGTAAAGCATTTTTGTTTCAAGAATCAGTCGATCCAAACACAAAAGAAAAGCCAGAAATCGTCCCTGGTGGAAATCCTTCTGGAGGCGGTCAAGGCAGTGATAAGACAATCGTACAAAAAATTCAAGAAAGATTAGGTGAATAATTATGGCATTAGTATTAGATAGTAAAGATTTAGCAACAATCGACAAAGAATTTCGCGCGGATTCTCAAGTCTGGGATGTACTAACTCAAGGTGCAAAAAGCATCACTGCAGCAGATTTCGTAGGTGCAAATGAGGTTCGGATCAATAAAATGTCAGGTTTTATGGAAGCTACTGAATACATCCGAAACGGGGAAAATGCTCGCAACCAAATCAGTATCGCAAAAGAAACCATCAAGCTGACTCATGAAGATTGGTTCGGATATGACGTAGACCAGTTAGATCAATCGGAAAGTGCGGCATTGACAATCAATAACGTTGTGACAGAACACAAGCGCTTGATCACGGTACCACATCGGGACAAAGTCGCTGTCCAAGTAATGTTTGAAAACGCTGGGAATAAAGTACCTGAAACATTAACAGAAGATACGATCCTAGCTGCCTATGATGCCGCAGAAGAATATATGACGGATAATGAAGTTCCAGGCGGATACGTGATGTTTGTTTCTGCTGCAACGTATCGTCTATTGAAGAATGCGAAAGGAGTCAGCAAAACTTTCTCCACAAACCAAATGCAAATTAATGGAATCAATCGTACAGTAGCTCAGATCGATGGCGGTGTGCCGATCCTCAAAGTATCGAAAAACCGTATCAATGGTATCAATATTGAAGATACAATCAACTTCATCATTACACCTCTAACTGCGATTGCGCCAATCGTGAAATTTGGTACCGTCGATACTGTTCCAGCTTCTCAAGATCGTAGTGGGTACCGCGATACTATCAAAGGTTTGGACTATTACGACGCGATCGTTTTCGACAATGCGAAGAAAGCAATCTACGTCTCTTACATCCCAAAAGCGTAGCCCCATCAGGAGTTACGCTGAATAAACCGACGTTGACTCTTGAAGTTGGGGCAAACGAAACACTATCTGCGACTGTCGTGCCTAGTGACGCTTCAGATAAGTCAGTCCAATATAGTTCAAGTAATACCGCTATTGCGACTGTCACGCCAGTGCAAGGAAAAGTAACCGCCATTGCTGCGGGGACTGCTACAGTTATCGCTAAGACAGTGAACGGGAAGACGGCAACATGTGAAGTCACAGTAACCGAACCAAGTGGAGGCTAGTCTTTTGGCTAGCCTTTCTTTTATGGAAGGAGGCAAGTCATGGGCTATATTACATTTAACGAGTTCAAATCAATTACTGGGAAAACCGATGATTATGAAAAGACATTCGAACAGTTTTACTCAAAAGCCGCTGCAGTGATCGACAATATCACGAATCGGTTTTATCAATTGCATAAAATCGATGAAGATCCGATCACGTTTCGAGTCGATCAATTCAAATTAGCTCTATGTAGTCAAATTGAGTATTTTGGGGAGCTTGGGGCAGCTACTTTTGAGAGTATCAATAGAGCACCGCAGACTTTCTCAGCTGGTCGCACGAGTGTTTCAAATGGCAGTCGATATAACTCATCAGGAGCTAATGAGAGCAAATCTTTAGTGGCCGAGGACATTTATATCTATCTTGAAGGCACAGGGCTTCTATATCGAGGTGTTGACTCATGTTAATGCCGAAACCACCAAAAGAGTTCTTGGTTGATTCATTTATTTATCGAGAGTATCTAGGAGAAGGTGACTGGAATAAGCCTAAGTACGGTGAAGAAAAAACCATTTCTTTTTGCCGCATCGATCGCGGAAGCCAATATACGTTTTCAACGAACGGCAAGCAATTACTCTATAATGCAGTGATTTTTTGTTATGAAGGTATGACTGATAAAATGCTCGATTTTAAAACACAATCATTGGTTATCTATGATGGGACCGAACACACGGTGACTAAGGTTGACCGAATTACTGAAGCTTATACAGACGATTTGTACTCATATGAGTTAGAGGTGATCTAATGGGAGTAGAAGTAAATATAAAAGGCGTGCGTGCAAAAGTAAGTCCTGAAGCAATGAAACGGGGAAGGTATGCATTGGGAAATCAAGCAATGGCTGATATGAATCCATTTGTACCTAGAAAAAGCAACACTCTTCGAACAACCGCGCATCTAAAAAATGACGGGAGCGCGATTCTATATGAAACGAAGTACGCAAAACGACAATTTTATCTGAGAGGCAAGAAGTATTCTACTCCAGGCACTGGTCCGCGTTGGGATTTGAAAGCTAAAGGACTGCACGGAAAATCATGGAAGCGAGCATTTTTGAGAGGAGCTGGTGTAAATTGATGGATTTTATCGATCGTATTAAAGATTCCATTAATACAATTGCTGGGTTACCTATCAAAATTCGAAAAGGATACCTTTCTGCTGATGAAAGCCTAGTAATTTATCCGTTACCCGGCGGCCAAGTAATAACTGAGTTTTATGATGGTATCAAGGACCAACAACTGAATTATGAAATCGCAATGAAGTCAAAAGATGGTGACAAGATAGAGCAAGCATTGTGGTTGATCTCAGATTATTTAGAACAACTAGAAGAAATAACTAGCTCAAATAATTCATTTGAATTCAATAATCTTACAATATCGAGCAAGCCGTTCATCAATGATGCTGATGAACAAGGCTGGTTCGTTTTTTTATTAGACTTTCAAGTAAAACTAACAACCTTCAAGGGGGAAAAATAATGCTATTAAAAATGAATATACAATTATTTGCTCGTAACAAGAATGCGAAACGGGAACATTACTTAGCTGAATACACACCAGGTCAAGAAACCGCGCCAACAGCAGAAAGTGAAGAATGGTTACGGTTAGCAAAATATATTAGTTCGATTGGTGATGATACCGATGAACAAACAGACGATACAGGGTTCTACGATAGCGATGGAACGCCAGAAACGACGGTAACGGCGGTCGCAGGTGCTTATAGTCCTGAAGGTTCCTACGATCCTGAGGATGCAGCACAAGCCTTGGTAGAGTCAAAGAAATACAAAATTGGTGAAGGACGAAAAGTGTGGCATAAAGTCATAATGACAAATGGAGATACTTATGTTGGGCGAGCAACGTTAACTGATATTGTCGCTGGTGCTGGAGACGCAACAGCATATGAAGATTTTAGCTGCACAATTACTTTTGATCGAATTCCAGAGAAAACACCAAAAAAATAGCGCCCGATGCCCCATCTATTGAAGTAACAGCCGGTGACGGAAAGGTGAGCTATAAACTTACTGATCCGTCCGGCGCATCGGATATTACTGGCTACAAGATTCTATATAGAACTGGATCGGCTATATTCACTGAAAAAGAAGTTACAACCAAAACGGGTGATATTAGTGGATTAACAAACGGATCGGAGTATGAATTTAAGGCACAAGCTAAAAATGAAATTGGCTATGGAAAAGAAAGTGCCATTGTGAAAATAACTCCAACACCAGCTTAGGAGGACGAGAATGAAAGCATTAAATATAAATGTAGAAAGAACAGGGTTCCCTGTCACATTAGCAGGATTAAATTTCTTTTTTGATTGTTCTGCGGAGCATATTGAAGAATATGAGGTTAAATATGCAGAAGTCGAAAAGAAACTAAATGAATTGAAAGATGATGACGATATCGAATCGAAGAAAGAAGCGCTTGGATTAGGCTATGATGTAATGCTTGGCGACGGAGCATTTTCGAAGCTATACAAAGAGGTGCCGGATCTTATTGCTTGGATTAATGCATTCTTTGATTTAGCTAGCGGGATTGCACAGAATATAGATGAGTTCAAACAAGAGCAAGAAAGCAAATCAAATAATGTTCAAAAAGAATATTTGAAGAAAAAAGCTATTAAGAAGGGGTGACAAGTATGCGGTTAAATGATCCGCTTGTTACCTCTTTTTCTTTTTGTGAAAAAACCTATCCAATTGATTTAGCTTTTGACAATGTGCTAGACGTGTTTGATGTTCTAGCAGACAAAGAGCTGTTTAGTAAGCAAAAGATTGACTTGGTTATTGAATTATTAGTAGGAGAAACGGATTTAAGTTTATCCGAAAAATTGGACATGTGGGAGTTAATTCGATCCAAGTTCATTTTATTCGAAGGAAATAATCAACCTGAAATTGATGAACTTGGAAACGAATTACCAACAAAGCCGACCAAAAAGAGCTTAGATATCGTTTATGACGCGAAGTACATTTATGCGTCGTTCAGGCAAATAGGGATAAATCTATTCGCAGAGCAAGGAAAACTTTCTTGGCAAGAGTTCCAGGCACTTCTTGAGAGTTTACCAGACGATTCTATTATGCAACGCATCATCCAGATTCGAAATTGGGAACCTCAAAAAGGAATGGATGCAAAAGAAAAGCGGAGAATGCGTGAATTACAGCGTAAGTACGCTCTTCCAAATATGTTAAGGGAGGAGGATGACGATGAGTGATGGAACGGTATCAATATCTGTCAATGTAGACGGTAAAGATGTAACTGGATTGAATAAAAACTTGGATCAATTAGAGGGGAAATCTACAAAAGCCAATAAGAGCATTAGAGATATGGCCGTTGCTGTCGCTGCTGTAAAGCTTGCCAGTGCGGCTTTTAATGTGCTCAAAAACTCAGTTGGCGATGCAGTTTCACGCTTTGACACAATGCAGAAGTTCCCTAAGGTCATGAAGGCGCTCGGTTTTAGCGCTGAGGACTCAGATAAATCTATTAAGAAACTTTCTGATGGGATTGATGGATTACCAACTAAGTTAGATGACGTAGTAGCTAACACACAACAAATGACGGCTATTACTGGCGACCTTGATAAATCCACGGATACTGTTTTAGCTCTGAATAACGCCTTTCTTGCTTCTGGAGCTTCTACAGATGATGCAAATCGAGGGATGCAACAATTTAATCAAATGCTTTCAACAGGAACAGTCGATTTAGAATCATGGAAAACATTACAAGAAACAATGCCTCTTGCGTTGCAAAAGACTGCAGAAGCAATGGGGTATACAGGAAAATCAGCACAGAGAGACTTATATGCTGCTTTAAAAGAAGGCACGGTAACCTTTGATGACTTTCAAAATAAACTAATTGAGTTAGGTACTGGCACTGGTGATTTAGCGAAATTAGCGAAAGAGAATAGTTTAGGAATAGCTACCTCATTCGGAAATTTAAGAAATGCTGTATCAAAAAACTTGGCGAATATATTGACTAAGTTTGACGAATTAGTCCAAAAGCTAAGCGGTAAAACAATAGCTCAGCACATAGATAGTTTAAAAGGTGGGATTAACTCTGCCGGTGCATCGATAGTCAAGTCGATGGATAAGATAATTCCGTTGATTCAAAAAGGAACTGCTTTTGTGAAAGAGCATTCTACTGCTTTTAAAATCCTTGGTGGGATTATTGTTTCTGTAGCGTCAGGTTTTCTTGCATTTAACGCAACAATAGGAATTTTAAATAGTGTTTCCAATGCAATAAAAGGTGTTAAATCAGCATTTACTTTGATGAAGGCTGCAATGATGGCTAACCCATTCGCTCTAGTGATAGCAGGAATTGCGGCATTAACTGCAGGTTTTATTTACTTCTACAAAACAAATGAAGGATTCAGGAATAAGGTAAACGAAATAGGCCAGTCTCTATCTGCGTTAATGGCTCCTATGGATAAAGTATTAGCTGGATTAAAGTTACTATGGCAAGGATTTAAAGCTATTTTTACTTCCGACTGGAGCGTTAGTGTAGCAAATTTAAAAAACGAATTTACAAAACTATTTCCGGAATCATTATGGAACGGTATGACACGTTTAGCGAATGGTCTAAGAAATGTTGTCGAAGGAATCAAATTATTAGCAAAAGCCTTTAAAGCAATTGCATTTAATGATTGGAGTGTAAGCGTCGCAGAATTACATGATCGATTTAGCGAGATGCTGCCAGAATCTATTTGGAATGGCATGACAAAATTAGCAAACGGCGTAAAAACACTGATTGGAAACTTTAAATCAGGATCAAGCTCTGTTGACATTTTTGGAATTGGACTTAAGGTTATTAAATCTGTTTTTCTTGCGTTGCTGGGTCCGGTAGGCTTAGTAATTAAAGCATTCGAATTGTTTGCCAAAGTAATTGGTGGCGGAGATATTTCCAAAGGAATGGATACTATTTTTAGTTCAATTCAGGAACTAGCTGAAGGGATAGCTACATATGGCCCGCAATTAGGAACTTCTTTCGGAACTGCGTTACAAGGGATATTAGGAGCTATTGCAGCAGCTTTGCCGGGAATTATTTCAGGCGGCCTTCAGGTCATAGCAGGCTTTGTTCTTGGGATTGCACAGGGACTACCCATGCTTGCATTGGCAGCTGTTCAATTGATCAATTCTTTTACTCAATCAATGTTAATACTAATTCCAACAATTATAGAATCATCTACTAAAATCATCGTTGCATGGATAAGCGGATTAACCACTGCTTTACCACAAATAATAGAAGCTGGTATCAGTCTAATTAATGCACTTTTACAAGGCATTACTCAGCAATTACCTACTCTTATAGCTAATGGGGCAAATTTAATCGTTACATGGTTACAAGCGCTAACGCAAAGATTACCAGATATCATTGTCGCTGGGATGAGCTTGCTTATTGCTTTGCTTCAAGGTGTTGCTTCTAAAATTGGAGATTTAACAAATGCTGCAATTTCTGTTGTCGTAAATTTCGCAAATGCAATAGCTTCTCGAATGGGAGATATAGTGAATGTAGCGGTTAATTTGATGGTGAATTTCGTTAATGCTTTAGCTTCAAGAATGCCAGATATTGTGAGCTCTGCAGCAAATCTCATAGCTAATTTTGTTAATAGCATTGCGAACAATCTTGGGAAAATTATTGATTCTGCAGTAAATCTAATTGTTAAGTTTTTAGAAGGAATTGCTCGAAAGATTCCAGACATAGTGAATGCTGCAATGAATTTAGTAGACGCCATAGTAAGAGGTGTTATTCAAGCGCAAGGAAGATTGATGGATGCTGCAATAAACCTGATAAATGGTTTCGCTGACAATATCAGGAATAGACAGGGTGATGTTCGAAATGCCGCATGGAACTTACTAGAAGCTATTATTGGCGTATTCGTTCCAGATAGTTTATGGAATGCCGGTATATCAATCATTAACGGTTTCTTAGATGGACTTCAAGCAGGCTTCGAGAGCGTAAAGAGTTTTGTTGGAGGTATCGCGGATTGGATAGAAGCGAATAAGGGTCCTATTTCCTACGATAAAAAATTGTTAATCCCAGCCGGTCAGTCAATTATGGATGGTTTAAATAGAGGATTGAATGCTAGCTTCAGAAGTGTTCAAAAGAATATATCATCTATGGGCGATCGTCTATCAACGAATTTTGATTTGGGGTTTGATGGATATAATTTATCAAGAATTAGTCCAGAAATAGCTTTAGGAGTTGGAAAAATGGGCTTGGCTAGTGTTGGTAATCAAATCATCAATAACTCTAACGAATCAAAATCCTACTCACCGATCTTCAATTTTAATATTGAACACGCTGATTTATCTAACGATCGATCAATTGAAGACACGTCCGAAGGGTTAGCCAGATTAACAGAAAGACAATTGAGGGGGCGATTAAAATAGATTTTACAAAGTTACCCTATTTTCAATTTCGCGGAAGACGATCTAATGAATTTCTTATGCGAATAAGAAATGACATGGATTTTGTAATACCTCAGACTTCATTAGATTTTACAGAGGTTGACGGGCGAAGTTCTGACATAATTCACGATAAGGGAAGGCTAAAGGATATAGAAAAAAACTTTCCTGTAAGAATATATAAAGAAAATGATAAAACAATTGCCACGCAGCTTAGAAATATAGCTGGGTGGCTTTATTTATCACGTGAATATGAACCGCTTCTCTTTAGTGAGTATAATGAATATTTTTACAAAGCACTTGGGTACAGCGGAACGTCAGGAAAGGATCTGAGGCGCGATTGGTTAGATATTGATTTTACAGTCAAATGTCAACCGTATGTTTTCCGACTAGACGGGGAAGATGAACGAGAGATTCTTAGCGGTCAGTCGATAACAAATCCAGAAATTTTTACGAGTTTACCTATCATATCTTTCAATAAAACCACCGCTACCGCTGATAGCAACGTCTATATCAACGGACAGCAGTTTCGGATAGCAAAAGAAGCAGGCACTGGCATTATTACAATGGATTGCGAAAATGGTATTGCGTATAAGACAGGTGGTGTAAATGTGTCTAAGTATTGTTTCTTGAATACTGATGGCTACAATCCGATTATCTTGCAACCAGGAAAAAATGAAATCTCGTTTACTAATATTAATCAGTTCAAGATTAAGCCTAGATGGAGGAACCTAGCCGTATGAGTACAATTATTTTACACGATAAAAAAAATAATAATTGGTCCTCGTTAGGTATCGGACCGTTAAGTGATGCGATCAATCCTTTAGTTACCAGAGAAAAAAACGGGATGTATGAGCTGACTTTCAAATATCCTGTTAATGCACCATTGTTCAAAGAGTTGAAGGTCGGAAGGTGGGTAGTTGCTGATGTAGGTCCGACTATACAAGCGCAAAGTCAACGACTTGAGATTGCAGAAATTACCAAACCGATTAATGGAATAGTGACGGTATACTGTGAACACTTTAGATACCAGCTTTTAAGATCAATTGTTAAAATTGGACCGCTATCTGAGAACATTCCAGCTCAAACAGCATTAAACCAACTTAAAAGTCAAATGGAGCCCAAAGGAGATTTTACTTTCTTTAGTGACGTAGCTACTAAAGCATCTATTGATTTTTCGGACCCATCTAAATTTAAGAATGCTCAAGAAGTTTTAGGCGGGGTTCGAGGATCGATACTTGATAATTTTGGAGGGGAATATGTTTTCAACAATAATCAAGTAAGACTCATGGCTCAAGCAGGGACAGAAAAAAATGTAATTATTGCCTACGGGAAAAATCTAACAGATATTACTCAAGAAGAATCAATAGAGAATACCTACACCTCTGTTTACGGGTGGGCAAAAGTCGGTAATGGTGATGACGAGAAAATAATCACGTTACCCGAAACCTATTTAGATAGCGAATACGTGGAAAACTACACGCAAAGACGCATACAAATGGTTGATTTCAGTGATAAAGAGCCAAAAGATGTAGACACCTTAAGAAATCTGATCAAAGCGTATATCAAGAATAATAATGTTGGGATTCCAAAAGTTTCTATCAAAGCGAGCTACGTTGATCTTGCTAGTTCTGTTATGGATGACCAACTTAAAAACCTCGAAACGATTGATCTCTGTGATTGGGTAACAGTAGCTTTCAATGAATTAGAAATCAATACGTCGGCACAAATTGTTAAAACAGTCTGGAACGTTGCACTCGATCGGTATGAGTCGGTTGAGTTAGGCGATGCTAGAACTGATTTTTCTAAAGTGTTGAATGATGCTCAGCCGGATGTTGGTGCTATAAACGATAAAGTTGATTGGCTAGAAAAGGCGCAAAAAGAAGCATCAGACATTATCAAAAATCCTGGTAAGGGTCATGTCGTAATTTATCCCTCATTGGCTGACCCACAAGAGATACTGATTATGGATACCACAGATGTTAATACTGCAAGGAAAGTCTGGCGTTGGAATGCTGGGGGATTAGGTTTTAGTTCTACGGGTTATAATGGCACGTATGGACTAGCTATGACGAATAACGGAGCAATTGTGGCGGATCTTATTACAACGGGAACATTGCAAGCGATAAATATTATCGGAGTATCTATAAAAGGGAGTACTATCGATGGAGGAGAAATAACCTCCACATCGGGAACATGGAAAACAATATTACGATCAGGAACTTTAAAAAACTATATTGATAATGAACTAATCACCTCATATGATGTTAACGGGTTGAGGCTTTATGGGAGTAATAGTGATGTTACAGCATCGTTTAATAGAACTAAATATGAATCAGGGAAAATTAATGCTACTATTTCTGCATACCCAGGGCATGAGTTATGGATAAGCCATTGGGACGGTTCTGCTCATGAGGCATCTGTTGTTATAGATGGACAACAAGGGCTTGTAGGGATTTACCAACCGATGACTCTTTATGCAGACTTGGATGTGAACAGGCGTAGAATAATCGATTCTTTATAGCTCAAAGTATGCGAATAAATCCAAATACTAAAGTTGATTTTCACTCCAATATTGATATGCATGGATATTCTATTCTAAATAGTTCGGATATCCGGCTTAAGGAAAATATTGAACAGTCGACTATAGATGCAATTGCGGAAACCAAAAAGCTAAATTTTGTTGAGTTTAATCGAAAACAAAATTACCAGAGTGATGATCCAAATAGACAGCCAAACACTAAGCGAGAACTGGGGTTAATTGCTCAATTTTCGCCATTTTTAGCCGTTAAAAGTGAGAAAGACAATTATTTAAGGCTTGATATGAATAAGCAGATAATGTTGAACACAATGACGAATAAACAATTAATTGAAATTATTGAAAAACAAGAAGAGCGTTTGTCGAAGATCGAACGCATCCTAAAGACTAAGGGGGATTTTGATGAGTAATAAAATACTTAATCTTGACCTGTCTAAAGATCCAATCATGCCTGCAATTGTTTATGGACGCGTTGGCGATGATCGTTTACAAACTGTCACTGTTAATTTGACTAGGAGAGATGAAGTCGCTGACCTTACTGGTTATGATATAACCTTTGAAGGAACAACATATAATAGGCAAACTAAAGTTTTTGACTCAAATAACATAAGTAGTACACCTGAAGGGTTGAAAAAAGGTACGTTTGATTATACTTTTCCTAACATGGCTTTTGCTGTTGCCGGGAAGTATGAACAAGCGTATTTTTCTATCGTTAAAGATGGCAAACGAGACAGTACAGCAGGTTTTGAAATCTATGTAGATGGTAATGCTGATATTGATGCCCCAGAAGCAGAAACGATAATCACTGAATACAATAAACTAGTAGCTGAATTAAATGAACTTCAAAATCAAGCTATTGACGAAATGAATCGTAACTTCACTGAAGCTCAAGGGAGAATCTCTGAACTGGAGGTTCAAATAAATGATTTACGCAATAAAATTGATCAAGCCTTAACGAATTTTGAGAACGGGAACTTCTGGACAAAAGAAGAGAGTTTCAATAAAGAAGAAAGTTCCGCAAACGTGATCGATCAGATAGGTGGCGCTGAGTCAACAATCTTGAAAAAAGAATTGTTGGTTAATGGAACTGAGGGAATGGCGAGTCGGTTTGTTAAGGATTTGCCGTACACGAATATTATCTTAAACGGGGATTTCAAAAACGGTATAACAAATTGGTCTTATCATCAACCAGCGGGAAATCTTTCTGAGTTTGTAGACGACGTTGTTCATGCTAAATCAAATAATGGTACAGTTACGGGTGTCTTTCAACCTTCTGACCAACGATTAAAATACGGTTATTCCACAAAAGCCAATGAAAAATTTTTCTTTTACGCATTGGCAAAAGGAACAGGAACAATTCAATTAGGTTTCGACAAAAAAAGAGGTTCAGCGACACTGACACAAAATTACACGTGGGTCGGCGTAGAAAGTACGGGAACCACCGACAATGAAGTAATGACATTTTACACTACCGGTGAAATGTGGATTAAAGCGATCATTGTTTCTAAGACCGAAATTATGAATATTGAATCTTTTTATCCCGCTGCCGAAGACGTGGGGGTTGTTCACGGACAGCCTAATTTACGGAACGGAACAAGCTCAACATTAAGTGAAGTAACATTTATTCAAACACAATATAAAGAAACGAATTTAGTTGTCAGCAATCTTTTTAAACCAAATGATCTAGTAACTTACGCCGTTCAAATTGATAACACTGCAGGGACTGCTGATGTATTTGCCCAATTAGCATGTAAAAAGAGTGACAACACGTATGTTTCGTTCAATGGATCATCAGTTTTAAAAGGGTCTATCGGTAGATCGATGGTACAAGTCACAGTTTTGGAGGAATACACAAATATTTATGTTAAACCGCTCGTAAAATCCAACTCAACTATTTCTACAACAGTAAGGTATGGTGAGGAAAAACTAATCAATGGATCACTCGAAGCAATGGACGAATGGACACCTTCGCAAGCTGACAGCGGACTAACACCGATTAACGGCGGCATGGTTCCATTCAATGAAAAAGACTATGAAGACTTACTTTCAGATGATGGAATTGTTCGAGCAGAGACTAAAATCGTCGGGCGTGGAGCTGAGATTGAAACGCCTTTTAAAATTATTGAAGTATTTGCAAATCGATATCCTGATATTTTCGGGAAAACAACAACTGATGCTGAAAAAATTACACGCTTTAAATCAATTCAAAAAGGTGTCACTATTAAATCTACTTTGAGAGGTAGTGGTGCTAATGCTTCGAAAAATGGTCAACTATATCTAAAATATACCGATGGAACGTCAGAATTTTTAGTAAACAATCAAACATCTGAGTTTGTAGAAATATCAAAAACACTGACTGCTACGCAACTAGATCAATTATCTTCAACAGGCGTTTTGACGGTCTATGCGACGACTAAACGAAATGGCACTAATGACGCTGGTGCGATATCAGATGGTGTAACATCTGCATTATTAGAAGTGAAAGATTTACGTTTAATCGTTGAAATTGAAGCAAACGGTAAAACAATTATCGAGTCTATAATCGCGGCCAATCACGGAGAAAAAATTGCTACAAAAGAAGAAGCACTTGACGGGAAATCAAATGATAAAATAATGACTCCTTTACGTGTAGCAGATGTGATTTCGACGCTAGGTTCTGGCGGAAATGCCGTGGCATCAAGTGAGGAAGCGTTAGCTGGAGTTGAAAATACAAAGATTATGTCAGCTTTACGAGTAAAAGAAGTGTTAGATGCCCGTGAAAATGAAATTGCTACCAGCAATGTATTTTCAGCAGCTTTTATGCGTAGTGGGCAAATATCATTCATGAGACGTGGACCGATATTAATTGTGAATGGAACAGTCACAGTGAAGACGGCACAAGCTGCATTAACAGATTTATTTGTCCCTGATTTAGGAGGAAAAGTACCTCTAAACAATGCTGGGAATATATTAGCGATATCTGATAAGGCTCCATACACAAAAAGATTTTTAATTTCTTCTAATGGCGGTAATTTTAGGACAATCTCTGCATTGGAAGCAGATGAGTATCTAGCATTTAGTGGATCAATTATGTTAGCGCCTTAAAAAGAGAAACTTTAGTTAAGCACACTTTCAGGTGTGCTTTTTATATTGAGAGAGGAAGGGGAAGTCATGTGGGAATGGAACTTGAAGCTCAGGTAAAACAGCACGAAGATAAGCTAAAGCAACACGACAAAGAAATCAGTCGCTTAAATGACCTTTCAATAGAAATGCAAAAATCAATGAACGAAGGGCTTGCTCGTGTGGATGAATCAAATAGATTTTTGCGAGAACAAAATACGCGCCAATCGGAACAAAACGCTGAAATTTTGAGAGAGGTCCTAAATCGTAACAAAGAAGAAGAGGAGCATAAGCACGAACTACGTATGATTGATAAGACTAACATATGGAAACTAATCTTGGGAATTGGTGGTGGTGCTGGCGTTGTATTTGCATTCGTACTGGAATTGCTTAAATTTTGAGGGGGTGAGAATAATGCAAAATAAGACGTTTGAAATTTTGAAATGGGTGGCCGCAATTGTCATTCCTGCGCTGGCGACATTTGTTGGTGTGGTAGGAAAGGCGGTTAATTGGGAGTACACCGATATCACGGTAATCATTATCACAGCGCTAGGCACTTTTTTGGGAACCGTTTTGGGGGTATCAAATCGAACATACAAGATGTTTTCAGTAGATGAATAGGAGAGAATACATGAAAAAGAAAATTATTGTAGGAGCTATTGTAGCTCTTTTTTGTTGCCTTTTTTTCCGAGTAACGTACAAGCTGCGAAAGGTGATCAAGGCGTTGATTGGGCTGTATATCAAGGAGCACAAGGGAAATTTGGGTATGGCTCGGATAAATTTTCGATTAGTCAAATCGGTGGATACAATGCTGGTGGTTTGTACAATCAGTGGACTTATTCTAGTCAAGTAGCTTCGACGATCGCACAAGGTAAACGAGCGCATACCTATATTTGGTATGACACGTGGGGGAGTATGAGTATTGCAAAACAACAATGGATTACTTTTTGCCTAAGATTCAAACGCCGAAAGGGTCAATCGTCGCTCTGGATTTTGAACATGGTGCAAGCTCTAATAAGCAAGCGAATACTGATACAATTCTTTACGGCATGAGGCGAATTAAACAAGCCGGTTACACTCCGATGTATTATTCGTACAAGCCTTTCACGCTTCAGTATGTGTACTATCAGCAAATTCTAGCGGAGTTCCCTAACTCGTTGTGGATGGCTGCCTATCCGAATTACAATGTAACGCCAAAACCTGTCTGGAGTGTTTTTCCGAGCATGGAAGGCGTAGCAATCTATCAGTTTACATCTACGTATGTCGCTGGTGGATTAGATGGAAACATCGACCTTACGGGAATTACTGATAACGGCTACGATGGTGCAATCAAAGACGATGACGGCAAAGTTACTGTGAAGCCTGATACTGAAACGCCTGCGATTGATCAAGGTCAGCAAGCGAACGAAACGCCTAAGAATGACATCAAAGCTGGATTCAAAGTCAAAGTGAACTTCTCTGCTTCTACTTGGGCAACCGGCCAAGCGATCCCTCAATGGGTCAAAGGCAATAGTTACACCGTTAAGGAAGTAAGCGGAACGAAAGTATTGCTCGATGGCATCATGAGCTGGATCAATCGCAAGGATGTTGAAATCTTGCAAACAACCACTCAAACGCCAAGCACTACTACATCGACACATATTGTTCGTTCGGGTGAGACTCTATCAGGTATTGCTACTAAGTATGGGACAACATATCAAGCGTTAGCGAGCCTAAACGGACTAGCTAATCCGAATTACATTTATGCTGGTCAACAACTGAAGGTTAGCGGAACAGCGTCAACTAGTCGAATATACACTGTAAACTATGGTGAAACTCTATCAGATATTGCAGCTAAACTCGGTACGACATATCAGGCATTGGCTCAAAAAAATGGTATTTCAAATCCAAATTTGATTTACTTGGGTCAACAATTAACATGTTAAAAAACGATTGTAATTAAATGATTAAAGAGTTATAGTAAAATTGTAAGTTACCATAGCTTACTTTTTCTTTCATAATTAAGTTTCATTTTGATAGCAACCAGTCACGTGCAGGCTGGTTGTTTTTTTAGTGCATCTTACATCACCGTGAGTGTATCATTTGCAAAGAAAACGATTTATGGGTAAGTTTATTGTAATGGGAAGTCACTCGCCCATAAAAAAGGAGCGTCAGATACAGTCGTTTGGGGAAGCGGACTGTATCTGGCGTTCTATTTCTTTATTGTACCACGTTTTAAAAATAATGCGAGATATTAAAAGTACCCTTAGCTCAGTTGGTTAGAGCAGGCGGCTCATAACCGTCCGGTCGTAGATGGGGTACATAAAAATACCTTCCCGATTGAGAAGGCATCAAGTAACTATTATCTTCTTTTAGCATATAAGCTGTGATCAAGATCAATGTACATTACATAAAACACGTCATTAATCATTTTACCTATAACTCTACAAGGTGATGGGTTATTATTAGGACAAAGTCTAAATATCCAGTATCCACTGCCGGCCATTCCTTTTCTAACTGATCCGTCAAATTCTTTATGAATTTTCATTTTAGATATTTTGTCATTGTGCTTGAAGACTTTTATTTTTTCTAGCCCAGTTTTCTTTGATGTTGAAGCAGTAAGTTCTACGATACTTTTTGAAGATAATTCAATTAATCTATTAAGTAAAAGCTGTCGATGTTCATGTTGTAAGGATGAATTGTCAAAATTGTATGAAGAATTGTTTGTTATGAAGGAGAAATTAAAGGTTAGATAATCTTTTTGCTTTGCTTTTTTTAATGCAAGACTAGAAATTTTCTCTTCATACTCAACAATCGTCTTCTTGAAGTCAATTCTTGAGCCCATTTAGACTTCTACAATATTTTCCTTAAAATAGTTTTCGACAGTTTCATCCGAAATTATCCCATTTCCTAGTCCACTTTTCCAAGCTTCTCTCCAAGGTGTTTCAGAGTGAGTCATATTTCTCAGCTGCCCTGCCGAGTACCCTCCGAATTGTTCGTAAACAGCCTCTAAAACCATCCTACTGTTTTCATCATCAGCAACAAGTGAATAGTTTTCTATTTCTTCTTCGGTCACTATTGAAGATAGTTCTCTTTGCCCATGAAATCGATCATATACGCTTCGAATGACGGGGCCATGCTCCCAAGCAAGCATTTCTTCATCAAATAAACGGGAACTATCTACCGCTAATTTAACTCCTTGAGCGTAGTACATTAGTTTGTGTAGTTTCATCTGCGTCAAGTTATCATCAATGGCTTCATCTCTTTGCATTTCAGAAGAATGCCTAACTAGAAACCAATCGGCAATTTGGTTAGCATTCCACATAATATCAACCTCCTATTGTATGTTTCACAGTGTTTCACAATCAAAGTATAACTTTAAATGAATAGATAGTAAACAGATTGAGAAAAAATTGTCAATATATAAAGATTTATATCATGGTTTTTTCATGACATGAAATATTTATAATCTTAGTTGCTTGCAGCATTTTTTTATCCACATATTTATCCACAAGAAAAGAAGCCCGGGAAATCGGGCTTCTAACCAAAAATATTAGTTTAGTTCAATTCGTTTAGTATTATTTTTAGAACCTTCAACCTTAGGTAAAATCATTTTTAAAACGCCGTTTTTAAATTCACCGGTTATTTTATTTTCGTCAACATTAGGTAAATAGAATGAACGATTGTATTTTACTAATTGTCTTTCTTTTTTCAAATAGTTATCATCATTTTCTTCTGAATGTGTTTCGTGATTTGCTGTGATCTTTAAAGTATCATTGGAATACTCAACAATAGTATCTTCTTTAGTACATCCAGGCATATCTGCTGTTAACTCAAATTTGTTTTCGGTTTCTTTAATATCTACTTTTGGTAATTCAGGGAATCTAAAGAAATCATCAAAAGAGCGATTAAAATCTGGAAACATGTCACGAATACTAGGTACATTAGCCATGGGAAATCATCCTTTCAATATTTATTTACAATTCTGTAATACACCCAATTTTGATAAAATTCAAATAAAATGATTTGTACATAAGGATTTTTATAAAATCAATTCATAAGAAAACTTATCATCATTAGTCACATCTAAAAATATCGTCATAAATTGCTTTTTATTGAATTGCTCACTACTTAGCTAGATCCAGCGACCTTAACGCTTGAAGTGAGATTTTCTTGAGAATATAGCATAGAGGAAGGATAACCTCTGCCTGAATTAAGTTAAATTACCAATCTTTCAAATTCCATCATAATTTTTGTTTTCCCGATTACGGCATATTTCTTTGCAATAAATTGTTTTCTGTTATTGTATTCACCAACTATTGCGATTCGCAATCCATTGTCGACATCTGCTAAAAAATTCAGTGAGTGATTCGCAATCAGACAGCTAGTATCTCCAAGCTTGAAATAGACGAGAGGGCGTTCTGACATCTTTAAAATCTTGATTTTATTAACTATTCCTGTTTTTGATTCCATGTTTTCACTCCTTAAAATTTAACTTCTAAATTTTAATCTGGCTTGTGGAGCTCCGTGTCTTTTTTCTTCTCTTTTTAATTGCCTTTTGTGATCTCGCTTTCCAATATCTAATAACTGTTCCCAAACAGGGATCATTACACCTTCATGCTCATCAAGGTCTAAATATTTCCCAATTGCAACACTAGAAATGGCTAACTGTAATGGATTTTCTAATTCTTGAGCTTTGAATGCTTGATAAGATTTGTACAA